CATTGCTTTACCGATCTTAGCTTTTAATGCTTTAGGAGTTAATAGGTCTGCAAAGAACTTAATAGCTTTAACTTGTGCACGTACGATACCTAATAAAGCGCCAAGAGCAACAGCAATACCAGTAGCAATAGCACCAAGTTTAAATCCACTTAAGCCTTTATCATCTTCCTTCTTTTCTTTATGCATATAACCACGAGTGTTTTTCTCGATGTTGGTTAAGAGTCTTAGTTGTTTTTCTTGGTATGCTTGTGTTTCTAATTGGTTTTCTGTTAAACTGCCTCCATCTGACTTAGCTGGTTTTGTTACTTTACCAGATTCAGGGTTGCGGCCAGTTGCAAGAGCTTGGATAGATGTTGTATTCTTATGAATAGCTTTCGCTACATTGCCAAGGTTTCTAGTTAATGATGTAGATAAAGATTTGTTAAGTCTCTTTAATTCAGATACGATCTTGTTTGCAGGCAGAGCTTCAGCTGCAACCTTAGGACCTTCTGTTTGCATCTTCTTAACAGTTACATTCTCAGCGCTAAGTTGTTTGACGATAGTAGAGCTGAGGCCCATCTTACCTTCTTTTTGCTTAGCGAGGATGTAATCTAAATTAAGACTCTTATCTTCTTTCTTTGCCATTATTTGCTAGCTTCCTGTCGTTGTTTCTCTTCTTCTAAGTACTTAATCAACATAGCAACGTAAATATCTCTCTCAAACGGCATCATATTTTCTAATTCATCTAACGAATACTTATGATATTGCATTAGGGCAAAATTCATCTTATAATAATTCATAAGAGAATCATGAGAGAGATTAATTAAAAAAAACTTTGCAGTCCTTCTAATGTCTTCTCATGGTGTTTGCCACATACTGGACAATCATATGTAATATCTTTTTTAAGTTTTGGCATGGTTTCAAAGAACTGTTGGATCTTTTCAAACTGGTCAGATGATAGGTTATTAAGGAACTCAAGCAACTCTGCTTTAGTTTGATCCTTAGCATTCCACATCTCTTCAGTAGTATAGATGCCTTCCATGCAATCAATAACTATATTAAACACTTGATCAATGCTTGCATTCTCAAGGTTTTCTAGCTGTTTTACTAAGTCGACTGTAGGGTATTTCATTAATACACCGACATCATCGAATAAGTTGATCTTTGTTGTGTGAGCTGGATCTTTTGATACTTCAATAGAAGTTAAATCAATGTTGACAGCAGCCACAGCTTTTTCATCTTCACATGTATCGCATTTTAACGTTAACTCTACGATCTCGCCAACTGATTTGGCTCTGATCTGAGTGAAGATGTACTCTATATCAAAAGTTGCTAATGATTGAACATCAATAGGATCTTTGATACAGTCTTTAATAACATTCTTGAGTGACTCAATCATTACCTTAGTATCTTCGGATTGTTGAGCCAACATTAGAGCCTTTTCTTCTTTAATTAAGAAAGGTCTATAATTAACCTTCTTGCCTGTAGACGGCACGGTTAGGTTATAAACCGGCGTACTATTAATTGGTAATGCCATACTATTCTCCTTTATTAATATTCTGAATCAACTTGCTCAATTCACTTGTACTACCCACAAATATCGCGTTGTTGTTCGTCACTTGCTTAGATGGTTGTCCTGCGTCATTAGACTTAGGTGCATCAAGCTTTTGTTTCCTCTCCGAAAGTGCTAACAGTTGTTCATTAATGTCAGCAAGTTGTTTCATCAAGTTTCCTACTACTTCAAAGGCTCTTGGATGCTCCGATTGTTTTGCTATCTCTAGCGCAGAGTATAATGCATCCTGTCCCTGATTCAATAACTTATATAAGTTGTTACGAGCTGAGTCATAATCATAACCCACGTTCTCATCTACTTTGGAAGACGGGACGATCTCTTGTCCCGTACTCGCAACTTCGCCTGGTTTAAGAGGCTCTACATCAAATATCTTTGATAAATTGTCATCAGCTTTCATAATAATACCTTTATATTACGTAATCTTACGTGTTGGTGTCGCTCTAGTTGCAGGAGCTGCTGGCTCAGAACCAAATGCAGGAGGTTCACCAAATGAAGGTGTTGCAGCTGGAGCTTGAGCTACTGGAGCTTGATACACTGGCGCACTTTGCACTGGTAAACCCATAACTGGAGCTTGTGGTGTTATGTTAGTTTCACCTGCTTCAATTTGAGCGATCTTTTCTTTGCCACGAGTAAATGCTGCGATACCTAAGATAGCACCCATTGAGATGTGGTATAAACCACCACCTTGTAATGTGATTGGCACATAACCAGTTACTGCTTGTCCTGGATTCCAGTATTGTAGTAAGTTGTATAACGTTGGGCCAACGATGAAGTCGAACCAAATAGTAGCCATGTAAGTCATAGCCATCATAGGACGCCATTTACTGGTCATAAAATCTTCTTTTTGTGCTGACATTTTGTTTCCTTAAATTAGTTTGCCACCAAACCCGGTAGAGAATGGTGATGAGGTGAATAAAGGAGTTCTAGAATTTTCAAATGATTGTACACCAGTTTGAAAGCTATTAAAATTAGTAAAGTATGTAGTAGGGATCTTTGTAACATCTCCTAATAGACTTCCTAATGCTCCGTTAAGTGTTTGGCCGAATAGTGTTGATACACCTGTTGCTTTTGTACCAGCACCACCTTGTGCAGCATAAGATTCCCAATATTTAGATACCATGTTGACAGTAATCTTCATGACGTCCTTATTAGAATAATCCATTTGCACTGCGCTAACACTCTTTGGGTAACATTGATAACATGTTACTTCATAACGACTCTTATCATTCACATCATATACTGATATAGACATATCAGTCACATAATCTCTATAGTAATTAACCTCTCTAGTTCCAGGATTAATAACTGCAGCTAACCATGTATCAAACATTAGTTTAACATGCATTGAGTTATCAACGTAGAACGTCATAGGGATGTTCTCAAACACCCTTTGATAAGGCATCTCTCTTACTTCACCATAAGTCTTAGCTTCTGCCGTAGCAAATGAAAGACCGGGTAATGTAACAGAATCACAATATAATAAAACTTTTCTTACATCAACTCCTAAGCTTACTGCTGGTGGGACTGATAGCAATACAGAGAAGCGGTTATTACGCATTAACCCTTCGTTTGCTACGGTTCCAATGAATTCTCTTATACTTGCCATGTTTACCTACTTAATGATTCTTGCCATACTGTAGCTTTGTTTGCACCAACGAACTGCTCTACTGGTAGTAACATAGCTGTAGCCCAATCTTGAGGCTCAATTTTTCTCATTGTTGATCGGATGTGGCCTTTTAAGTAATGTTTAACACAAGGTTCGGCCCATTTAAACCTTGATACACCATTAATCAAGTTCCAAGACAGCTTTAATTTAGTTGTCTCATTCATGTCTCTGTTATTAGCAAAGTCCATTAGTCTTTGTAATAATATAATTCGTGGTTGGTATGGCAAGTAGTGTAGGTTTAAACCGTAAAAGCCACCAACAACCTTTTTAAATGGGAAAACAAGAGGGAACACATCATAGTATGGTAAGTCCTCTTTTGTCTTCGGGTCATACATAAACATATACAAGCTACCAGGAATAACCATATTGGCTATTTGTTTTGGTTCACCTTTTAACACCTGTCTAGATGTTATGTGTTGTGCTTGTAGTAGACGCGCTTGTTGTTGGAACCATCCTTTTGAGCGTTTTGCTGCATCTTTAAGGTTATATTGGTTCTTGGTAAAGACGTCTTTTAAATTTGTTTCCATATGTTATTTATATCCTAATTCAGGCCTAATTCATTCTCAGTAATAATTACAAATTCATACCCACGGTCTTTACACCATTCGTTTGCAGCTTTCCATTTAGCTTGATTCTTCATAAACGTAAGAGACTCTGTTAAGTATCGTTTAGTCTGTCTTCCTGGGTACTCTGGAGGTTTTGTTTGCTGTAATGGTTTTACTTCAACCAAGTATGTCTTTATAGAGTTATCTCTTGTTTTAACTTTGATCTTGAAGTCGATGAAGTAACGATGAACACGGTTATCAGTAGGACATCTATATGGTATGACTGTTTCCTCTGAACACCACTTTATGATAGATGGGTTCTTATCGCACCATGACGCAAAACGTGTCTCCCAACTGGATCTCATGATAACGTTAGTTGGGTCACCCTCATACTTCTCGGGAAATAATGGTTTATATCTTCGTTTATGGTACATAAATAGGTATAGTATTTATAACGCTATATAAATAATCAAAGACTCACGTTAGGATAAAACATGGCCGAAATAGGACCAAATTGGAATGCTGGTGGATGGGCTGATAACGGTCCAGGTACCGGCGGATGGTCTCCTCCATTAGAGACATCAAATACTCCATCTTCAAGCGCAGCACCAACAGCAACCTCTCCAATATACAAACCAAGAGGTGGTGCAGCATCGTTTGATGGTTCTAAGTACAGCATCGATCAATATCAATACCCATCAGATCTAATGAGTGCAACACAAGAATATGGTGGTAACTATGTCATATTCTATATTAATATAGCAAACGATTCAAAGCTTTTAGCGGATGGTACAGTTGAGACCGTTCCTGATGCAACAGCTGCAGATCAAGGTTCATTAGTAGGTCTTGCAACAAGAAACGGTACTGGTGCTGCTGGTGCTATTGGTGTTGCTGCAGCTCCTGCTGCTTTAACTGCTGCGGGTGCAGCTTTAGCTGGTAATACTGGTACAGCTGCATTTACTGGTGCTCTTGCTATCGGTGGCGCTGCAGCGGTTTCTAGTCAAACAGCAAACTTTACTGGTAAGACTAAACGAATCAAGACAGCTATCGCATTACACGTTCCTAATAACTTAACTACCACTTATGGTATTAATTATGATGAGGAAGACTTAGCTCTATTTGCAACTGGTATTGCAGCGGCTGGTGCTTCTGCAGCTCTTGCAAAAACAACAAAAGCCACTGCTAAGAGCGATGTGGCTAACTTAGTAAAACAGCTATCACCTGCTGCGGCAGCTGGTGCATTAACTGCATCAGGTAATGGTGGATTAAGTAAGCTAACAGGTTTAGCACCAAACCCACGTAAAGAACAAATCTTTAAAGGAGTTAAGTTCCGTACATTCCAATTTGACTATGAGTTCTTCCCGAGAGATGCACAAGAATCACAAAACGTATTAAACTTAATCTATCAATTTAAACTACACATGCATCCAGAGTTTAAAGATGCTAACGAGTTCTTATACATCTACCCATCAGAGTTTGATATCTCATACTATAATAATGGTGCAGAGAACATGAACTTAAACAGACATACATCATGTGTACTTACAGACATGACAGTTAACTACTCACCGCAAGGTCAATTTACTACGTTTGCTGGTGGTATGCCAACTCAAATCAACTTAACATTACAATTTATGGAACTTGCTACTCTTACAAAAGAGAAGATCCAGGACGGGCTATAATCTATGTACTTTGATAACTTTCCTAAGATGTTATATGACTTCGAGATCAATGGCAAAACTGAGTATAAGTACATGCGTGACATTACTCATAATGTTAGGGTTCGTAAAGAAGTCTTAGCTGCTATATCATTATATGATGAGTATGACATTAGAGATGGTGAAACACCTGAGATCATTGCTGAAAAGGTTTATGGTTCACCGTTATATCACTGGGTTGTCATGCTATGTAATGAAAGATATGATTATATCAAAGACTTTCCTGTATCACAATATGAACTAGAGCAACATATCCTTACAACGTATGGGTCTACAGGTCAATATGAGACTCATCATTACATTAATACTGCTGGTCAAATAGTTGATTCATCATATCCAGGTGCTACTTCAGTATCTAACTATGATTATGAGATGGCAGAGAATGAAAAGAAACGCAGGATCAAACTAATCTCTCCTGCACTTTTATCTACTATAATTAAAAACTTTAAAGATATTATATAATGTCAGCAACACCTGAAGGAATACGTTTCGCCGGAGACGTAAACATTGATAAAATTGAAATTATCTCCAACAATGGGTTTGGTCAAGAGATAACTAACCAAGTCATTGCGCTCGAGATATATGAAGACATGTTCTCTCCATTCATATCGGGTGTCCTCGCAGTTAAAGATTCATTAGACTTTACAAACCTATTCCCATTTGTTGGCGAAGAGTTCGTTAACATCAAGATCCGTACACCATCCTTTAATGATAAGACAAAAATCATCGATGATCAGTTCTATATCTTTAAGGTAAACAATCGAGTTAAAGTTGGCGATCGTGCTATGGCATATGAGATCCACTTCTTCTCACGCGAAGCTATGGTCGACCTTAATAAGAAGGTTAGTCGTGCTTATGAAGGTAAGATCTCTGATATGGCAAAGGCTATCATCACAGATACTGTGCATGGTCTTGAATCAAAGAAGACATATGTCATTGAAGATACACCAAATGGCAATAAGTTCATATCAAACTATTGGTCGCCAGTAAAAAACCTTAACTATATCTCAGAGACTGCAACTAATAAGAACGGTGCAGCTAGTTACCTATTCTTTGAGAACAGAAAAGGTTTTAATTTCGTATCGACAGAGTACCTATATAAGCAAGAACAGCTGCAAGACTTTGTATATGATAACTACATGAGGGATTTTAAACCTGATGGTACATCAACAAGAAACGTTGAGAAGGAATATAAGCGTATCATAGATATTAACATCCCATTACTGTATGACTACATCGATAGATCTCGTCTTGGTTTATATGCATCAAAGATGATAGCTTATGATATCACGACTAAGAAGTATATAGCAAAGAACTTTGATATGTTAGAACAATTTAACACGACAGCACACTTAAACCCGTACCCATTGACATCTAAGAAGAACATTCGTAGGAGTCAAGCTGTTATCATTAACTATGCAAAGTACTATAACAACTTTAATAACTATACAGATGTGACAAACTCTAAGACTGTACAAAAACGTATGTCGCTGTTAGCACAAGCTGATGCAAATAAAGTAGAGATCGTAGTTCCTGGCAGGACTGACTATACAGTTGGCCAAAAAGTATACTTAAAACTAAATAAGTTTAACCCGATTCAAGCAACAGAATCAAACGCAGATGTGCTTGATAAGATGTTTTCCGGTAATTATATCATAGCAACATGCACACATGCTATAGATAGAAACAAGCATGAATGCCATATGCAATTAATTAAAGATACATACTTAATGGATCTTGATAATACAGGTAAGAGATAATGCAACTATATACTGGATGTGTAGAGAATAGACAAGACCCACTAAAACTAGGTAGATGCCAAGTTCGAGTGGTTGGTCTTCATAACCATGATAAGACACAGTTAAAGACTGAGGACTTGCCATGGGCATACCCTATGCAACCCGTTACCTCAGCTGCTATGTCAGGTATCGGTCATTCTCCAGTTGGTCCAGTTGAAGGTACATGGGTCGTCATCATGTTTAGAGACAATGACGAACAACAGCCAATCATCTTAGGTTCTATCGGTGGTATTCCACAAGCAGCTGGAGCCATAGACAATGATGGTGATGGAATGGTATTGAAGGAAGATGGTTACTTACCAGGTTCATTCCAACAAACTACTACTACACCATCAGGTGGAATGATTACAAGCGGTCAACCAACTAAGGTTGAAGAGACATCAGCATTAAAACCAGCAAGTTCTTATACTGCCTCAGCTGATGCTGTTGCAGTTATTAAAGCATCAGAAGGTTTAAGACTAAAAGCATATCAAGACACTAAAGGTGTATGGACTGTTGGTTATGGTACAACATCTATCAATGGATTCCCTGTCACATCATCAACAGTCATATCAACACAACAAGCTGAAGCATACTTATTAGATTATATCAACAACGTTGCTGCTAAGGATGTGCAAAGCAGATGTAAAGCATTAATCACCCAATCAATGTTTGATGCTATGTGTAGCTTTGCATACAACTTGGGTGGACCAAAGTATGGTGCATCTACAGTACTATCAGAGACAAATGCTTCTAAATACCTTGAAGCTGCTACTCAATTCACAACATATAATAAGACTAAGAGCGCTGCTACTGGACAATATGTCGTTGAAGCTGGACTGGTTAAACGCAGAGATGCTGAGAAGGCACTATATTTAAAAGATGGTATACCAAATATTTCAGGTGGTATAACACCAACACAATCTGCAACACCACCAGTTAATAGCACTCCTTCTGCAAGCGGTCAAAAGACTGCTGACACTATGTCTCTTGGGTTTAAAGATCCAAAAGGCAAGTATCCACTTTATCTAAACGAACCTGATACCAATAAGCTTGCACGTCACGAAGATATTAAGAAGACGATCGTTCGTAAGAAAGAACTACTAAGAGAGAAACAAGTTCTTACTGCACAAGGTAAAACTTGGGATCAAGCTAAGATCCCTTACAACTCACAATACCCATATAATCATGTATACATGTCAGAATCTGGTCATGTCATGGAGTTTGATGATACAGAGAAGAAAGAACGTATCCATCTCTATCATAAAGCTGGTACATACATGGAAGTTGATGCCAATGGTACACAAACTAATCGTATCATCGGTGATAAGTTTGAGATACTTGAACGAAACGGTTATGTATTAATTAAAGGTACAGCTGATGTTACGATTGAAGGTGATCATAACGTATTAGTTAAGAATGCATTAAACCTTGATGTGTATGGTAAGACAACTATCAACGTATTCAGCGATGCTGTGATGAATGTTTCTGGCACTATGGCTCTTGCTGTTAAAGAAGACTTAAATATCCGTGCTAAGAACATCAACATGGAAACATATGATGGAAACTTTAACGTTAAATCTGCAAGACATGTTAACGTTGAGTCAGCATTCGTACAAAACTTTAAAGCCGGTGCGACATTCAACGTGGATGCTGCAAGAGTTGATATGAACAGCGGTACTGCTGGTTCTGCAACAGAGAGCGGATTAGTAACACCTGCAGATAGAAAAGAAACAACGATGCCAGAATTCCCAGAATTGGTGGTCATCACTCGTGGTGCTGATGCTGCAGCACATTATGAAACTCCTGAAGAAGGTGATGCTACAGCATATACTAATAAACAGATCGAAGATGGTACGCTTGATCCAGCAGAAAAAGATTCTGGTACTGCACAAGGTACTGCATCGGCTCCAGCTAATAACGTAACTCCACTACCGCAAAGCTGTAGCTTGATTCAAGGTATGGAGAAGTTTACTGCAGACTTACAACTATCACCACACTTTACTTTAGGCGCATTGACTGCCGGTGGTTCACGTATGCCTGTTGCACAAGTTGGTTTAACTCCACAACAGATCGTATGTAACCTTAAAGGTCTTGCTGAGAGCTGCTTAGAACCAATCATCAACAAGTATCCTGGAATGGTC